ATATTTAAAAAAGTGATGATATTTTTTATGGTAGCAATAGGACATACCATTGATGCCTACTTAATTAAAAATGGTGGAGCAATTAGAACAGCAGTAATCTTCTTCTATATATCTAATGAAGGAATAAGTATCCTAGAAAACTCAGCCAATATTGGTCTCCCTATTCCTGATAAGTTAAAGAAAATATTGTTACAACTAAAGGACAGTGAAAATGATGGTTAGAATTTGTATAGATATAGGACATGGTGGAAGTGATCCAGGTGCAAGTTACAAGGGTAGAAAGGAAAAGGACGATAATCTCAAATTAGGATTAGCTGTATCTAAAGAGTTTAGAAGGCATGGTATATTAGTGGATGAAACTAGAACTACTGATATTACCTTAAGTCTTGAGGAAAGAAGTAACTTTGAAAACAAAAAGAAATATGATTTATTTATTTCCTTCCATAGAAATGCTTTTAAACCAGAACAAGCAAATGGGGTAGAAACTTTCACTTATATAAATCAAACTCTGAAAGCAAAGAATTTAGCTCACAAAATACAGAAAGCATTAGTTGGTGTAGGATTTACAGATAGAGGAGTTAAAAAGGCAAACTTTCATGTTTTAAGGGAAACTAAAGCACCAGCTATTCTAATAGAAGTTGGGTTTTTAGACAATACAAAGGATAATCAGTTATTTGATAGTAAGTTTGATGAAATTGTAAAGGGTATTTCAAAAGCAGTATTGGATGAAGTAGGTATTAAATATGAAGAATACTCCCAACCAGAAATTCTATACAGGGTAATGGCAGGTTCTTATTCAAATAAAGAAAATGCAGAAAGGCAAGTAGAAAGACTTAAGAAAGCTGGATTTGATGCTGTAATAATGCCTTATAAAGCTTGACTTCTATCAATTAATAAGTGATATATAGACTACCAAATTGATAGAAGGGAGGGAATCTAATGCGTGTAAGGATTATACAGCCAACCATTAAGCCACTATCCAAGAAAAGAATATGTGCTTATGCTAGGGTTTCTACTGGATCTGAACTTCAAGGTGAGTCATTAGAAAATCAAGTCACTTATTATGAAAACTTAATTAAAAGTAATCCTGAATATGAATTTGTAGAAGTCTTTGCAGATAGAGGGATAACTGGAACTACAGATAGCAGACCAGAGTTTCAAAGAATGATAGAGTTAGCACGAGCTGGGAAAATTGATTTAATTATTACAAAGTCAATTTCAAGGTTTGCAAGAAATACAGCGATAATGCTTGAAACAGTAAGGGAATTAAAAGAACTAAATGTAGAAGTAAGATTTGAAAAAGAAAATATAAACACATTATCAGGGGATGGAGAGCTTATGCTAACCATCCTCTCTTCTTTTGCAGAAGAAGAAAGTAAGAATATTAGCCAAAATACTAAATGGGCATTTAGAAAGAAGTTTCAAAGAGGAGAACTAGTATTAAACACAAAATTGTTTCTTGGATACGATAAGGATGAATTTGGAGAATTAGTAGTAAATAGAGAAGAAGCAAGGATAGTTAGGAGAATATTCTCAGATTATCTAGCTGGTAAGGGAGTGTTTACTATTGCCAAGGAGCTTAATGATGAAGGTATTCCAACCATCAAGGGTGGTAAATGGCAAGAATCAACAATCTTACAGATTTTAAAAAATGAAAAGTATAAAGGAGATGCACATCTACAGAAGTACTACACACCAGATTATTTAATGCATAGGACATTTAAGAATAACGGGGAAGTAGATAGCTATTATATAGAAGGAAACCATCCTCCAATAGTTTCAAATGAAATGTGGGAAAAAGTTCAAGAAGAACTTGTAAAGAGAGCAGAAGAAAAGGGAAATGTTGAGGGAGATAGAGATAAGTACACAAATAGATATCCTTTAACAGGTATGCTTTTCTGTAGTAAGTGTGGATTTCCTTTAAGAAGAAGGACATGGAATAGCAAACTAAAATGTAGAAAGATTGTATGGCAGTGTAGCAATTATATAAGGAATGGAAAGGCTTCATGTCCTGGAACTAGTATAGATGATGAGGTTATTAGTAGCCTTAATATAGTTGAAGAAACTATAGTAAAGGAGGTTAGGAAGGATGGCAAAAAACATTACATTTATACCAGCAAGAACAAGAAACACAAATCTAGCAGAGAACCTATTACCACAGAAAAAGAAAATGGCAGCTTATTGCAGAGTGTCGACAGACCAATTAGAACAACTATCCAGCTATGAAGCACAAGTAAAGTATTATACCAATTATATTGAAAATCATCCTGACTATGAGTTAGCAGGTATATATGCAGATGAAGGTATAACTGGTACTAACACAAAGAAAAGAGAACAGTTTAATAAAATGATTAAAGACTGCAAGGCTGGAAAGATAGACATGATAATAACTAAATCCATATCAAGGTTTGCCAGAAATACCTTGGATTGTCTTAATTACATTCGTGAACTAAAAGAGTTTGGAGTTGGAGTAATATTTGAAAAGGAAAATATTAATACATTAGATTCAAAAGGTGAAGTTCTAATAACCATACTTGCAAGTCTTGCTCAAGATGAGAGCAGGTCCATTAGCGAAAACTGTACCTGGGGCATTAGAAGAAAATTTGAACAAGGAAAGGTGAGAGTTAACCATAAGAAGTTTTTAGGTTATGACAAAGATGAGGATGGAGAGCTAGTTATAAATAAGAAAGAAGCAAAGAACATAAAAAGGATTTATAAAGATTACCTTGATGGAAAGGGTTCTAATAGGATTGCAAGAGAACTTGAAGAAGAAGGAGTTCCAAACTGGAATGGAAAGCCTAAATGGTATGAAAGTAGTATTAGAAAAATGTTACAGAATGAAAAGTATAAAGGGGACGCCCTACTTCAAAAGACATATACAGTAGATTTTCTAACAAAGGAGAGGGCAGTAAATAATGGAGAGGTTCCAATGTATTATGTAGAAAAGAGCCATCCAGCAATAATAGATAAAGAAATGTGGGAAGCAGTACAGCTTGAAATGAAAAGAAGAAAAGACTACATGGAAATATACGGTGTTAGACAACTCGACTTTGCTAAAGTAGAAGACAATCCATTTACAGGAAGGGTAATCTGCGGTAGCTGCGGTAGTGCATTTGGGAGGAAAACCTGGAACTCAACCGATGCAAATTTAAAGAGAAGAGTGTGGCAATGCAATAGAAAGTATGAAAAGAAGGGAGAAGTAAGGTGCAAGAACAAGCATATAGATGAAGAAATTTTATTTAAAGCCTTTGTTAGTAGCTTTAATGCCTTAGTGGGAAATAAGGAACAGTTCATAGAAAAGTGGAAAGCTGAAGATGGAGATGAATTAAGAAGATATAGAGCAAGAGAATTTATTGATATTATTGGGGATGGAGAGATAATTAAAGAATTTGATATAGACTTGTATTTTAAGATGATTGAGAAGATGGTAGTAGTTGAGGGAGAGAAGATAGTTGTAAGCTTCCTAGATGGGACAGATGTAGAGTGTGTAATTGAATAGGTTATTAAGATAGATGCCAGTTGGGGTTAAAAGAAAAAATCCTAACTGGCCTATGTTATTTTAGAAAACAGCTAATTATATGGAAAATTAAGACTTTTATATATATAATAGAGTTAAGTTAAATCAGATTTTGATATATGTGAGGTGATGAGGTGGCCAACTTAATACCTATTCAGTATCATAGGACTAGATACCCTGATGATATTAAGCCAATAATATTAGAGGTAGCAGGGCATTTTGATATTAAACCTATTAAGGTAGATACTTCATATTCATTACATACTGAATATAGCTTTATGCGTAGAAAACTCGATAATAAAATAGTTAGTAAATATAATGAAATATGCAATGCAAACAAGAAAGGTATTCCGATGCTATGGTATTCTGAAAAATGGTCTGTTGAGTTTGCAGATTATATTAAGGATATAACGGATGGCAGTATTGATCCCAGCATTATAGAAATCCATCCACCTTTTTCAGATTATACTAATCTAGAAGAATTTATAAACAATTATAAAGTATTTAAAGAACGCATATCTTTATTTTTTCCTAAAGCAATAATCCTAATAGAGAACAGAAGTGGGACAAGATATTCTGGAGGAAATTTCATAGTATCGACTATAGAACAATTAGTTAGTCTATCAAACTTAATAGATGAAAAAGGATCTGACTTGAGAATCACTTTAGACTTACCTCAACTCTTCACAGCTCATAGCATAAGTAAATCAAAGAAAGATTTAATGATTGAGATTTTTAATACTATAAAAAGTATAAGGCATAACATTTTAGGTATTCATCTATGGGGGAAAAAGGAAAGTAAAATGGTAGAAGAGTAGCTCATATAGGAGATTTAAATAGTTATTTTATGTATGATATGGATTTGAAAAAAACTTTCCTAGAGTATATGTTTGATACATTTAACGATGATATTTATAGATACTTTGTTCCTGAAGTAAATAGTGGTAGTGAAGACCTTATATCTATAGTTAATGATCTGAGAAAAGTGGGATTTAGGTTTATTTGATTCACAATTATTTTAAGCATTAGTCCAATCTTTAGGAGGTTAACTCTGTGAGTGTTTATGATAATTTAGATAAATATATTGATTATTTTTCAGATACTAATAAAGAGTTTTGCTATCTTGAATCAGGATATCCAAGGTACGATGATGAAGTATATAAATTTATAGATGAAGTATATAAGTCGGATTTGCTGAAGCACGATTATATGATATATCTAGAGAACTTAGAAGATTCACAAACGCTATTTGATATTATCCAAACTGAAGAAATAAAAGAATATGTCGACACAGTGGATTATGAAACACTTAAAGCAATACTAACCTACTATGTAAGATGGCATCGTTTTGATGATGAAGCGTGGGAATGGGTTGCAAAGAAAGGAGTTTTCCACAAGTTATTGAATAGGATTAAAGAAATAATTAAGACAGATAAATAGGGGATGGGGATTGTGAGTATGGATAAATATTTGAACTACAATAACTTAAAAAGTAATGAAGAAGCAATAAAAAATTTTTTGTTAGATATCAACTGTTTAGATGCTTTAAAACCATGGATATCCAAAATTAACATATTTGATATATTGAAGATATCAAGGACGGAAATTAGGCATAGTAATATTTTAGCTTGGTTATTAGATGCAAATGAAAATCATGGAATCGGGGATATATTTATAAGGTCAGTAATACAAAGATTGATACAGAATAATTTAGATTATTTTAATTCCAATAAAATTAATGTATTAGAACTATTAACATTAGATTTTTCAAACTTTAATATTATGAGGGAATGGAATAATATAGATATTTTATTGCTATCTCAAAAAGATAGATTCGTAATTTGCATAGAAAACAAAATAAATATTGGAGAACATAGTAACCAATTAGTCAGATATAGAGAAAAGGTTCAGGAAACATTCCCTAAAGAAGAAGGATATGATGCAATATTTATATATCTAACACCAGACAAGGCTTTACCTAGTGATATAGATGCTTGGATGCCTTTAAGCTATGTTGAAATTTTAGATATTTTAAATAACAGTATAGACGATAAAGGGTTAGAGCCTAGGGTTAAATTAATTATTGAAAACTATATTGAAACTCTTAGGAGGTATGTCGTGAAAGATAAAGAATTAGTGCAAATTTGTATTAATATTTATAAAAAGCATAAACAAGCATTAGACTTAATTTTTGAGAATAGACCTGATTCTGGAAATATTGTAGCAGATATAGTTAAAGAATATTTAACAAATAGAGCAAACATATCTAGAGATATAATATATGAACCTAATTATTCGACAAAAACACTTCAAAGGTTTTCTACAGATTATTTTAATAATATCTTTCCTCCTGTTCCTAATGTTCAAGGATATTGGGGAGAAGGTATAAATTATTTTTGGGAGATAAGAAATAATTATTCAACAGGGAAGTTGCATGTTAAGTTTGTTATGTGTAACTATGATGAGTGGAATGGTAAAAAGGCTGAAAGGCTATCAAAGCTACTTAATAAGGAGTTAAAAGATAATTGGCAGTGGAAAACATTTTATTCTTTTAATATTACTTTAGCAAGTCCTGATAGGGTAGAGGAATATTTTGAAGGAGAATATGAAGATATAAAGAAAGATATCTTCACAAAACTTGATGCTGCTATGGAGAGAGTTTTGAAATTTGAAAAGAAAGTTAATGAATTGTGGGATGAATAAATGTTGATATTGAAAATACCGAGTAAAGGAAGTGTGTTATGTGACAGAGATTAATGGTGATTATTATATGATTGAAAGATTAGAACCTAAGGAGCTAGAAGCTTATCTTAATACTGAATATGGTCAAAAATTAGAAAGTGAATTATTAGAGTTATATAATAAAGGTGCAATATCTGCTGAAGAAAAACAGTTAGTACTGGCTATTAAGGCATATGAATATTATAGCTATTGTATAGTAGGAAATGCTTGGTCATGTATTAAATATTACTTAGAGAATTTTCCAGAGCTTTTTAAAATACATGATTTGCTTTTATATAAAAAACCAGTTAAAAAGTTTTTTTATATAATAAATAGTGATGTGGAATCGAAATTTGAGAAAATACTATATTATCACCAAATTGAATTTCAGAAACATAGAAAAGCACTAAAAGATGGTAGATATATTACTATCTACATTGGATTTTTGACATATCCTAGTAATTATACTTTAGAAGAAGATCCATTGCGTAAAGCATTTTCAGATGCTGAAGACGCAGGAATTAGGATAGGTTTTCATTTTTATGATGATAAAGAGAAGATGAAAAGTTATTATTCAATTGCTTTAATAAGAAGTTTTCCAATTATAGGTGATAGCTATGGAGATTATACTTTATCAGGAGGATTTAGAGAAGATCTTAAAGCTGGTTTTAAATCCTCATGGGAAGCTAATATAGCGAGAATTCTTAATAAACAAGGTGTGACATGGGAATATGAAAAAGCTTCTGAAAGCTATGCAACAGAAATAGGATATTATATTCCTGACTTTAAGGTGGATAGAGATGGAAAGATACATATTATTGAAGTTAAAGGATTTTGGGCTCAAAGGAGTATAAAAAAAGTAGCATCTGCAGTTGGTCAAGTAAAAGATGAGAAAATAATAATTATAGATTCTGATTTTTACTCACTTATTAATACTAAATATAAGAATGTTATTTTAAATTGGGAAGAATCAGAGGTTGGCAATCAGATTTATGAATTACCAGTAGTAGGGATAAATATTGGAAGACGAAAGATTGTGATTAATAACTTAAAAGACAATGATAAGTTAAAATTGATAAGGGAAAAGAATAATAAGTATGATTCAAATGCTATAAAAATTCTTACATTAAGTAATGAAGAAATAGGTTATATTGCTAAAGAATGGGCGGCTATATTTGCCTTTAAAATTGATCTTGGGTTTTCATATGAAGTTACACTAAAGCGCAAGGAATTAGATAAGAATAGAGTTATTGTGAAATTTAAAACGCAACCAGCGCCAATTAGTTTATTAGATAATATAGGATTTTGATTAGCAAACAATATCTAGTGTTTATTTTATTAGGATTGATTAGATGATTTTGGTTCATATTAAGATAAAAAAGGGGGTACTAATACGCAAAACCCCCTATTTCTGCGTATTTATATCATTTCTCTGCCACAACCCACGTTGAGTGCGTTGTATTAATGTCGCGGCTGTAAGCCTTTATTTAAGCGGATTTCCGAAATTACATTCAATCTATCTACTCAACCTAAAGAGCCAAAATTCGTACACGGGAACATATCGA